CCTGTAAGACCTTCGAGAAGGGCTTCTTTAGTTTCGTCCCAACGACTTTCAATTAATTTAGACATTTGTTTCGTCTCCTGTTAAACATTTTTACGTCTGTAAACCAGCCAATCGCTTGATTTCAATGATATTGCCCTCATCTTGATCTTTGGTTAGTTCTTTTTTATTCCCAGTTACTTCTTTAGTTTCAGCAAGTACCTTTTTAGTGGCTTTTGCATCGTTCTTTAGAACTGCTGGCAAATACTTTTTGAATGATGCATCTAAGCGAGGTGTTGTGACAGACTCAAGCAATGATTCCATTACTTCTTTCTGCTCCTTGCTAAGGGGTGCCATCATTTCTGTTAACTTTTGATCACGTGCAATGCGATCATTAATTACGCGAATTTCCGCTTCCTTACTTTCAACGATTGTATTCTGTTTTTCAATTGCAGTATTTGCTTCTGTCAATTTAGTTTGAACTTCTTCAATCTGTTTTTGTAATTTCTTGAACTCTACATTTTCGTTTAAATGTGATGTTGCAAACTCATGTGCGAAAGTTTCAAAGATCTTACGACCAAAATTATTTTCGCGAGCAGATGCAATATCTTCTTTAAGTTGAGTTAATTCGCTAGTGAGGTTCTCAGTTACTGTTTTCTTAACTGCTTCAGAGGCACGTTCTACAAATTTTGACTTTAGTGTCTCAAGTTGTTTCTTGCCTTCTGCAACAAGTTTAACTTTAGTTTCAACGACTGACTGTTTATCCTTATGGAATTCAGCAATCTCTTCTGCTAAAGCCTTAACTACGAACTTCTGCAACTTTTCTAGTGTTTCAGATTGTGCTTTACGATCTTCGTTTAGTTCTTTGAGTTCTTCACTTAACCTTTCAGTCATAAATGTTTCAAACACTTGTGCCTTGTTAGTCATTTCAGTGTTGAACTTTACTCGATCTTCTTCTAAAGCAGTACGTTCGGCAACAACCTGTTCTATCTCTGCAGTAAGTCCTTCAGTAACCATTTTGTCTAGAGCCTCGACCATTGTGTTTTTGTCATGCTCGTAACGGCGTGAGAATTCCTCGCGTAATTCACCTCTGACTTGTTCACGAGTCTCATTAATATGAGCCTCCCAAGCCTCTTGGATCTCGGCGCGAGTTTCTTCATTGACAATACCGTTTTCAAGCAATGGTTTGAGTGCATCAAACATATCGGTCAACTCCTAAGTTTTAGTTCTTTGATTAAGCGTAATGCTTCATCTCTTAAGTATTTTTGTACACGGCTATTCTCTTGTGCCTCTGCGGCAATTCCAAGTGCTTTATGTCCATGTCTCATGTTCAATAAGCCTTCATAAATTGCAGTTGGGTATGCATTTGGCGCACTAGGCTGTGCAACTACGTCCACTGTGACAATCTCGAATTCGCTAACCTCGCCGGTTGCTTCATTGACATTACCGCTACCGCGGCTCGATACTCCCAATTTGACGCCACTATCTAGCATTGTTCGTACTAGTGTTCCCATTGGCGTTGGAAGTATTTTTAATTTACCATAACCGTTCGGCCCATCCATCCACATTTCAGTGATCATATGGCACACACGATCCAGGTTAATTTTTAGATCGTCTGGATGGTCGACTTCTCCTAATACAGAGTCACCTCCAGTAATCTGTTCATTAAGTGTTGACACTGCTGTACTGATTTCACTCACAGGATAAACACGTTGATTGGCATTCTTTACGCCACCTTGAATACAAATACCTTTAAGAAACAAGTCCTTACCGTCTTTTGTAGTCTCTGTTACCATACGAGCTTGATCATATGTCAAGTTCTCTTTTAGATATACTGAAGTCATCTGTAATTCCTTCCGGCTAAATTAAACCTTTTTCATATCAGGCTTAGTTGTGCCACCCATATCTTGTGCTTTTGGTGCTGGTGCGCCTTTTTCTTCTGCATTAGATGCATTTTTCATGCCACCTTTACCACTTTTTGCTACAGCTGATTTTGTGTTGTCATCATCACCGCCTTTTGGCATTGGTGCTTTTTCTTTGTACTCCACAATTTCTTCTGCTTTTTCTTCGGACTCTTCAGTCTTTTCTTCTGCGACTTCTTCAGACTCTTCGTTTTCAGCAACTTCTTCGTCTTTTGCTTCTTCTACTGGCTCTTCAGTATTTTCTGCTGACTCCATTTCTGGCATTGCTGGCTCTTCATCGCCCATGTCGTCTTTGTCCATTAACTGGTTAAACTCTGCTTTTAATGATTCTAGCTCATCTTCGAGGTCAACAACACGATCTTCGAGCTCTTCATGCTCATCTTCCATGTCGTCTTCTTCCTCTTTATCCATGCCCATTTCATCTGCCATCTCATCAGCGGCATCTTCCATGTCGTCATCTTCTTCGCTTATGCCTTCCTCATCTGCTTCAATGTCATCAATAAAATCATTAACTTCATCGTCGCTTACTTCTTCTACTTCTGCCTCATCGACTTGTTGTTCACTAGCGATTAGGTTTTCATAGATACCACGAGAACTTTCAATTACGATCTCGTGAAAAAGCTCATTGGCTTTTTCTTCTTCTTCGTTGACGATTAGATCGATCAACTGTTTCCATTTATCATTCATTTTTCTCAAACTCCTATCAGGATTAGTTTATTATGGTATCAATGTATTTACTTATCATAATAAAAAAGGTATAAAAAAAGGCGAAAAAGTATCACTTTTTGCCTTTTATTTTGTCATATACAAAATTTTACTGGTTTTTATACGGAACCGCCTTCATCTCCAGGGCCGTATTGTGCTTTAACACGTTTCATCTTTTCATAGGTTTCAAACTTTTTTGCTTCTTGAATTCGTCGCATTTTATTAATTTGCTCAAGAGTCAGCCTAGTTTTACGAGTATCTTTATACTTAATAATACTATTATCTTCTTCAGCAGTATATCTATTTTTTGCAAATAAGTCGTTAAGTTCCATATTAGTATTTACCTTTATTCTTCGTCACCACCTACATCAATATCAGCATCTGCTTCAGCATCAGCATCTGCGCCGCCGCCTTCGTCACCCAAATCCAAGTCAAGATCAACATCATCTCCACCAGTATCAAGTGCACCAAGATCACTGCTAATACCACCAGGTGTAACTCCTACACTTCTCAAGTCTTCACCAGTAGATTTCTTTATTTCATTTGTTCCGTTTTCTTCGGCCCACATACGATCGTTTTCTGTCATTTCTTCTTCGCTTAAACCAAGGAATCTCTTTAACATAAATCTCTTACTCATATAATCAATGTTTGAAAGACTGCTAAACAGACTTGCACGAGTTCCATCAATTTCAGCCTGGCGATATGCCGCAAAGTTTTGTGGCTCATTCATTCTCAATTCAAACATACCACTGTCAATATTATAACCTTTCCAGTTCAAAAACATTTTAAACTCATAATCAAATGTACTCATCATGTGCATTTGTAAACGTTTACAATATTGATTAAAACGATATTCTTGAATTAATGCAGTACCAACTCGTCCATCCACATATCCGCCACTGCCATCTTCACTGCCAGTTGGCAAGTAACTACTAGGAATTCTCAAGCCTCTAAACAACTTGTTAGTAAAATATTTTAGATCGTCAATTTCTCCAAGGCCTGTACCACCTGGTAATGTTTCAACTTTACTACCACGCCCTTCAGCAGTTTGTGGAAAAAAGTAATCTTCGTTAATACTTAAAGGATTATATGTTGCATCCATCATGCTTTGTCCGCCACCAGTTTGTGTTGGAATACGTCTTTGATGGATTTCATTTTTTACTCTGTTTACATAACCCATTGCCATATGTGCTGGCATATTTCCTACGTCAATATAAAATACACGTCTTTCTGGAGCACGTTGTACTCTGTAAATAATAATTGCATCTTCTAATAATTCTTTTTGTTTGTAAACTTTGAATACACTTTCAAGTACACTTTGTCCAAAAGGCCAGTTAGGATCTAAACCTTCTGTCAAACTAATGTGTACAATATGCTTGGCATCTACTGCAACTTCTCCTGTAGTATTACTAAAACGACTACCTCCTCCGGTACTACCTGCACTGCCCAAAGTATAAACATTACTTCCGCCATATGATTCGGCTCCAGAAGCGTCACCACCTTGTTGTCCTGTACCAACATCACTGTGTTGAGGTTGTGTAATACTAAGGTTTTCCAAGTTTACATTAATATTTTTAAGTACATATTGTTCAGGTTCTTTTCCTGCACTTTCATTTACAATAACTTTAACAACATCAGCATTGTCTACCCAATTCCATTGAAAAGTTTCTGGATCTCTTACAAATACTTGATCTCCATACTTTATTGTGTTACGGAAAATTTTAAACATTCTACGACCAAAGTCATTCAAACTAATCCAATTATAGAGTGCTTCTCTAATAACTGTCACTTCTGTATCACTAGGTTCTTCTCTAAAAAATATATCAAATGGTGTCTTATTTTCAATATTTGTTTGTGTACTAAATTCACTTAGAATATCTAAGGCGGCATTGATTTCGCTATCTGCGTCCATTGCTTCGTATTGATTGTATCTTTCAATACGATTTGGGTGACCAGTATAAACTTCTGGCAACATACTTTGATAGTTTTTATACCCTAAATCAGGAGTATTAGAACCACCCATTAAGTTACCAGTCATATTACCCTGATCAACTACTTTAAAATATTTTTTCCAACTCATTACTTTTTCCGTATTCTAGTTTATGTACTATCTTATACTATAACATATTATAGTACTTATTACAACCTTATTGTAAAAGTCTAACCATTTTCTCTGCATTTCGGTTAAATTTACGCATTTCCATTGTCATTGTTGGGTCATAACCACCACCAGTAGCGGCTTCTGCTAACCTGTCAATCTTTCTTGATAGTTCTTCTATTGCACCCATATTCATATTAACTGGCACATTTCTGTTATTATCCAACGGAATAACTGCTTCATCACTTTGTCCTTCACCTATCATTGCTAGAGTAGGTTGTCTTACAATACCGCCTTCTTCAAATCCAAAAAAGTTGCCTATTTTTCCTAATGTGCCGAATCTTTCTCCGCCTGAGGTAACGCCTTGTCCAACGGCTTCACCAAGGAAACTTCCAAGTATACCACCTACAACTGTGCCTATACCAGGTAAAATCAGTGATCCTAAGAAGGCTCCAGCGGCACCACCGCCTAAAGAACCAGCACCAGCACCGGCACCCTCTACTACACTTCCAGTTTCTGCGGCTGTTATGCCTCCAGTTATTAATGAACCTATCAATGGTAGTTTACCTAAGAAAGTACCCATTGCTTTTGTGGCTCCTGCTAAACCAGTTGCTACTTTTGTACCTGCGGGTGCAGTAGCAGTAGCCACCACACTTCCCACTTTTGCAATATCATCTAAAGTAGTGCCTGCTGTCTTAGCAATAGTAGCCGCATATTGTTTAAGTGCCTTTGCAAATCCTTCTAGTGCACCAGTTGCACCTACTGCTGAGGCTCTCATTTTATCTAATTCTTCAGAAGTTGCTTCGCCTAAAGCCTTTTTTAATTTTTCAATACCAGTTGCAATACCAGTTACAGTTTTTTCAGTTAGCGAGTTAAACAACAATCTTGTGTTCTTACCAATGTCTTCCGCGAGCATACCAGCACCTACAATTGCTTTACTTGCTTTATCCAATGAAGTGACCGGGCCACCTTCTGCAATAAATTTTTCAAAATTTCCAGCAAACTCTTTGTTAACTTTATCGTTCATCCTTACAAATTTTATCAAACCAGCATTGATATCTGTAAAGTTCATTGAAATTTCACTAAATGGAGCAAGTTCTTCGAAACCTCTAGTAACATCCTGCATAGGTTTTGCAGACTCCGAAATCTTTTTTACAAAGTCAGCAATACTAAGGTTACCATTAGCCAGTCCTACTGCCGTTTCGTTGAGTGCGGCACCAAGTGGCATAGTTCCTGCTAATAGCATGTTAGCGGCAGGATTACCAATTACAACATCTTGTCCTAAAAATTTTGCTCTGAACGCTTCAAGTACAGGACTATTTGCACCAAACTGTTCTTCTAATGTACCAAAAGCGGCTCTTGCTCTATTGGCGGCATTAACCTCCATTCGGCTTAGTTTCATCTCTACATCACTTCGACGTTGTTTAGCCGCCATTTCTTCTGCTAGTTTCTTTCTGTCTTGACCAGTAAGTGATGCTAGTAATGTCATTTCTTTGGCAAATTGTGCACCAGCGGCGGCTTGTTGACGAGTGCTCAGGGTAGCAAAGTTTGCATTTCGTGCATTCGCGGCAGTGAATATGGCCAACATTTCTGCGGCATCTTCACCAGAAAGACCTAAATTTCTAAATTCAGTTCTAAATGCCTGAGCTTCAATTAAAATTTCACTAAAACGCTTGGCACCTAATCTAGCAGTACCACCAAATGTTGCAAGTGCTTCACTGTTTGACCTTACTATACTAGTCATTTGTGCTAGACTTATGAAACTACTAGCGGCAACCTTTTCTAATTCAAAGAAACTGTTTGTAAACATAGCACCAGTGCTAGATAATCCTCTAAATGTATCTTGCAAATTTGCGGAAAAAGCAACCATTGCTCCGCCAGTGGCACCAGCAAGAGCTCCTAGTTTTGGAAATGCACTCAGAACACCTTCAGTATTTTTTCCTAATGTTTCAAGATTATAACCAACACCAGCAGTTGAGCTTCCAAATTTTACAACTTCTGTTGCACCATCTATTAGTTTTTTAACAAAATTTCCTGCTCTACTACTGAAACTACTAGCGGCATCAGCGGCTTCCCCTAATTCACGTGATGCATCTTCAGATTTTTCTGCTAAACCACCTAATTTAAGAGTAGCCGTTCCACTGCCGTTGGCCATCTTTGTAAGACCTTCTCTGGCCTCTTTTGTTTCCTTAGCGAAACCTTCCTGCTTGGATTCCATTTTTTCAACAAGCCTGGAAAGTGTTTCTTCGGTCGCGGCGCCAGCCAATTCAAACTGTTTGCCATCAATTATTAAATTTACTGCCATTATCTACCCAGATAAATACTATATAGGTTATACATTTATTTATCGGAGCAAAGATATGTCAGAAACTGAAAATCCCTTAGTAGGCTACTTTCGTAAGCCAGAAGTGTTTATTACACTACCTAGTAAAGGAAAATACTACAAAGAGGGCACAATTGATCTGCCTCCAAACGGAGAAATTGGAATTTTTCCAATGACTGCCAGAGACGAACTTATGATGAAAACACCAGACGCACTACTAAATGGTAGTAGTACTGCTGAAGTTATTAAAAGTTGTGTACCGGCTATTATAGATCCATGGAGTATACCTAGCCTAGATATGGATGCAATACTAGTGGGCATTCGCATTGCAACCTACGGACCAGAACTTGAATTAACCACTAAGTGTCCAGAATGCCAAGAAACAAATGACTTTTCAGTTGCACTAAGTCCATTACTTGATTCAACTGCAAATTGGTATTTTACTGAAGAACTTCAAATAGATGATTTAAAACTAACATTTTCTCCTCTAACCTATAAGGAGATGAATGTTGAAAGTCTAAGGCAGTTTGAAGAAAGTAAAATAATGAGAATTGTAAATGATGATAAACTTGACGATGATCAAAAAACCTTGGCATTTCAAGAAGCATTTGTAAAAATTACAGTACACACAGTTGAGATAATTGCTAAAACTATTAAAAGTATAAGTTCTCCGCAGGGTACCACAGACAATCCACAACACATCATGGAGTTTATAAAAAATGCACCTCGCGATATATTTGCAAAAGTACAGGATCATTTAGAAGAGCAAAAGAAAACAAACGGCTTTGAAGATTTCAAAGCAAAGTGTACTGAATGTGGTATGGAATACACAACACCTATACTGTTTGATAATTCAAATTTTTTCGTATAAGGCTTCTGAGCCTTAGCAACGAAGAGATTGCTAAGTTAATCCAACAATTAGACTCAGAAGCCCTAACAATAAAAACTGAATTACTTAGAATCGTATGGTATATGCGAGGTGGAATCTCTTTGGATCAAGCATATCTATTATGCAACAAAGACATGGAGATTATTCGCGACATAATCAAAGACAATATCGATAACACTAAGAAAAGCGGAATGCCTTTAATTTAAAAAAATGAACTACGTTCATTTGTAACTTCGTTTGCACTCGTTACTTTTTGTTTTAATTAACGAATGAGCAAAGCGAAATGAGTTAAAGTACTTTATGCAGATAGTTTCAGTCAGACGGAACCTGTTTAAGGATTCCGCCTGTCTTGGTGCTTTACGCTCTTTATGCGAGTGTTATCCAGCCGAGACTTGGAAGTAGGTGTTTGTTTATACACAAGTTTGATGGGCTCTGACCTTTCCCAACCTACGTCGACATACATATAATGTTACCCCACGCCTCGTTCCTATTGCCATGGGTTTTTTCAAACTATATTGTGTTTTTCGATTGACAGCATTCAATCTATACTAACCGGTGAGCCCAATTTGTTTGATGGCTTCCACACTCTGGTGTGTTGATCGGTATGTTGCGTGTGCTCCTATATGGATGCTTTTTCCACGGCGGTATTACAAAACTGGCCCGCTAACCTTATGTGCTGAACTATTGTTGATTTTGCTTGTGTGCCTGAATGCCTTCACGTAGGATTTTACTTGCTCCTACTCTGCAATTGATTATGCCGTTGTAATATTCAGTTGATAATAGAACTTCACGGTCAAATTGTTCTTTTGCTTCAAGGTAACTTAACATTCCCCTGCTATTGCAAAAATATAATATTTCACGAGTGAAGTTCTTTGTGCCTAGCTCTGCTACATCTGCCTTAAGTTGATCTGATGATCCCCAGTAGGTTTGCCAATCGCTTTCTACTTTGGTTCTGCGTTTGTTCTTTTTGCCTTTAAGTGGTGGCCTTGTTTTTTTAAATTGTGCTAGTTTTTTGCCAATGTATTTTTTGTTGCTTTGTAAATTTGTGATTAAGTACACAAAGCCCACAGTATCCTTAGGTAACTCAGCGATAGGTTCGTTATTGTATAGCCAAGAATCCATGTGCTTTGTATATATGCTATTTTTTATTTTATTCGTATTTTGTGAATCACTTTACAGTGTTTTCACAAATTCAATACATTCTTTGCGTCGCTCTTTACATGCTACTGCAATTGCTTGTAGTGCTTTACGAGCTCTGCCACTTGCTACTTTTTTCTTTTTAACAGTAAGCTCTTCGTGTTGCTTGATATATTCTTCAAACATTTCTACGATTGTGTCATGTGCTGACATATATTTTCTCCTATACTATTTCAACATCTGTATTGTAACTTGTGAATCCATTTTCTTTGGTTACTGTAAGTATGTTGTTTACACGACCAGCGAGTTCGTCTTTGTGTGATACTAGCCACACACTTTTCTTGCGTTCTCTACTAATCTTTTTAAGTATTGCAAGTGAGTTTTCAACACCACTTGCATCCATACCACTATCTACTAGTTCGTCAATAAACAACAAATTAATAGGTTGATATAAATTTTCCCAAACATCACGGAACGCCCAACTCATTGAAAGTATAAGTCTATTGCGTTCTCCTCTACTTAAATTATCAAAATCTAAGTCTCGACCTAGTTCTGTAATTTCTACAGTCAAATCATTTTGGAATATAACTGCATGTGGCAGTCCAATACGTTCAAGATAATATGCTAGTCGTTTGTTTAAGAATGCTAAATTTTGATCAATAATCCGTTTTCTAATAAAACTATCTTTGCTAGTTAGTAGTTTTTGTAAAAACTCTTGATGTTCTTTCACCCTAACTAATTCATTTAGTGTATTATAATTTAGCTCTACGATTGCAGTATCCTGCATTTCTTGAATCTGTTCTTCGTAAGGATCGGTTTGGTTTTTTATATTATTACATTCGCTTTGTAATTTATCTAAACTGCTTCTATGGTTGTAAGCATCATCCAAGGATTCATAGAATACTGTTGGTAATTCTCCAATATCTCCTATATCTTCTAGTGTTTTTGTAAGTGAGTCTTCTTGTGTACTGTTATTTTCAACCACTTCAACTGCTTCTTGTAGCATTTCTTTTTTACTTGCAATCACTGCTTGTTGCTTGTTATCATGTATTTCTTGTCCACAAGCATAGCATTTGTGATTTTCCAAACTTTCAATTTCGCTTTGTAATTTCTTGATAGTTTTGTTATTACGTTTTGTTTCTGATTGCAATCTTTCTAGTGTATCTGACGTTTCTTTTTGTAGTCTTTGTTTGGACTTGTAGTCTTTACGTTTGCCGTGTGCATCAATTTCTGCATTGATATCAATGTGTCTTAGCTCAGTTATTGCACTTTCAAGTTCGGCTACTT